CTGGACTTGATAAGATACAAACGTTGTTTCCAAAGTTAGCACCAATCGAAACCTGAATCCCAAAAGGAGACAGGAACGTACTGTGGGCGGAGTTTATCCAACAATCCCCTTGCAGGAAATCGGTGTCTAAACTCAGGAGTATCCACTTCCTGGATCTCGTACTTGACACGTGGCCTCTTGGGTAACACCAGAGTGTACACGGTCTTCCGAGAACCCGCGTTGCGGACAACGTACAAACGAGACCTATGAGAAAAGCTAGCAATTCGCATTGCTGACTCTGTCAAGCATTTTACATCCCAACCGGACTCCCAACTCATCGTTGGAGAGCCAAGAATGGTATGTTGCTTGCTCCTAGATCGCCTATTACCCCGCCCTTCGTTGAAGGACGAGATGAGGCCCGCGTCACCTAAGTGAAACGGTATCCGTAAGCGATATTCTGCTGCCAATGAGGCAACAGCCAGTTTGTAAGCAGGTAACCACTTCTTGTCACAGAAATGATAAGAACCCGCCTGCCAAGCCATCACACGCAATCGGTTCGCCAGGCGTAGGGCATAAGGGATGATCGAAATCGTTCCCTTGCCATCTATACCTGTACCCCCGCGAGCGTACGCTGGCCTAACTGGTTGACCACAGAAGTAGTCAGTTCCGCAAGATTCAAAGAACAATCCTTGTGAAAAGCTCTTTGAAGTGTTGACAACGAACCCGCAGATTTCAAGTCTGCGAGTGACCTCCCCGTAAAAAGCGCGGGGCACAATGATATCATCGCCATAAACCGCACATTCATCCCAATAAGTAACAGGGACACATGAGCGAACTACAGCGAGGAAAATCATCGTTTCTAACTCAAACGTAAAGCCATTACCTGTAGAACTGAATTTCTCCAATTCAACCCATCTTCCAGATTTTGCATTAGGACCGCAAAACTGTTGAGGGATTTTTGTACAGGGTGACCGAGCTAAGAGTAGAAGGTCCCTCCATCTGTCAGGGCTGAGGAATGTCACTAGCTGCAAAGCTATACGTTCACTAGCGCCTTTCAGATCGATGGTAGCACCTCCGTTTTTGTAAGCCCTTAGGGCCAAACGTTGGTTGATACCTTGGTCGTTGATAGGATTACCACAGATACGAAGTCTTAAGCGCAGCCCACGGCCTATACCCTTCTGTACAAGTACATTAAGGTCAGGTTCGAGGCAGACTACGCGTTTAGTCTTCGCATTCTTTACGGTCATGCCCAGTTTATTACCCTTGACAATCTTGGGACGTTTAGCAAATTCATGCCAGCGATCACCAATAATTGTTTTATAGAAAGGGTATAGGGACTCAGTAAGATGCGGTCTCCCGCTAATTTTTACTGAAGGTATCTGCTTAGACGCACTGATGGAACTAGTGCTGCCTGGCCCGAAATCCATATTATCTTCGATGTATTTGAGCATACGAGGGTTTAAACCCCCAATTAGCTCATGAAACACCGATCGGATTTCGAACAATACCTTGGCATTTTCATCACTAGGATCTAGTTTACGGATCCAAGCGTTGAAGACCGAACAATCCTCCTCGCACTCATGGAATGCTTGAATCGCAGCCTGCTCCGGATTTACACCCGGAAGAGCAAAATTAATCGACTTCTGTAGAAAAGCGGTGACAAGGTAGTCACCTCGAAACTTCTCTACGTCCCCCTCACAATAGTGAAGAGGATTTATGGAGAGGTCAATGATTAATTGCTTATATTCGCCATATTGCAGTAATAGCAACACTGTAAGCGAACGAGGCGTGTCATGGCTGACACATAGTGATTCTAATAAGGAAGTCTCCAACTTTGAGTCGGAGTTCAATGTTGTCATGGATGACATTGGCAATTACCCCTGTGAGGAATAAAAAGATGGCTAACAGCCGTGAACGGGAAGGGTTTGGCCTATTCGGCTTAGCCCATCGTCGCTTCACGGTTATCAATCAAAGCCGTAATCAGCGCATTGTTGATGGCTGACTGGACCTTGGTGCGGAAGATTCTTTTCTCCGCAGCCATCCAACCCACAGGGAATACAAACTTACCAACGAATAATGCTTCGGATTGGACGGAATAAGTTCCGTTTACGTCCTGCAAAATCTTCGGTGAGCGTAATTGCACATTGATATGATCGCTCATACGGCGCTTGGACATACTATCTAGGCCAGCAACGAGGACATCATCCCCATCATATGGAAGTAAGGAATTAGCGGCGCGATATTCTACGCCTCCCTTATCTACCAGACGGTTAGGTTTGACAATCGTTGTTGTGGCTGCGTTAGCTATATCCACGTGGTTCAATGTTATATTTGATGCACTAGGCATTTGTGTAACTCCATTAAAGGTAAAGGAATATCGTTATCAGTACTGATAACGAAGTTTGTAAAGCAAAGCCATCCCAGTCATCATATGGCTCATAGAGCCAAATGGATTTTTAAAACTGGGCAGTTTTGCTATAACGGGAAGATCTTCAAGAGAGAATGGACTCCTCGTGAAGGTTGTGGTCCTTAATAGGTAGGGATCAACGTGATGATAGGAATATCCATCACGCTGACCACCAACGCAACGTATAAAGGTCTCCCTGATACGTTTCGTTGCCACCGTTCCGACATGATCGGAATAATTCTTGGTCGCTCCAAACTGTTGTAGCCAATTACCGATAGGGAAAACCCAGTCGATAACCGCACTCCAGGGAAGCGCCTCCCAGCCTGCTTGAAATAATGTACCAGGCTCGTAATTAAACGAGTCACTATATTGGTATTTACTATAGCAGACTATACGATGTGAATCATATTGACGCTGTTTGACGGAAAATACTAACCCGTTAAATTCAACGTCATACGATTTCACTTGTTCTTCATACCTTCTAGCCCTATTACGGGTTTCGAAAAGTGTGTTGCCCATTCCTTGCTGGATCTTCACAGATGCAGTAGAGAGATCGTTTAAGAGAGGAGACAAAGCCCATGCGCTTTTTATTTGCATGTCAGCTAGATCACCAAGTGTAACACGGCTAACTACCCTGTTGACCCACTTGCCAAACTCGTGTTCGCCGGGGCGAGACCGAAAAGCCTTTTTTAAGGAATTCGGAATCTGACCACGACGGAGCTTACGCAAGTCCTGAACTACAGACCACATTGTTTTACCAATGGAGCCGACCAACGAAGCACTTTCCTTGAATTCTCCAATATATCCGGAGAGGTTAGTGTCTCGTTCGGCCATCTTGATCCTAATCTTGTCCCAAGGCACAGTAACTTCAAATTCCTCGAAAGGGTTTGAAATGTCTGGCAAAGGATAGTAGGTGTCACGATGGTAGTCATAGATCATAAAGCGCCAAACCCCATTTGAATCGAAACCGTATTCACCGCCACTATAATCAAGGCTCGCTTTCATGCGGCCAGGCTGAGTGGCGTTCTTTTGGTACGACCCGGTAGTCGGGCTCCTTAGGGGGTCGATCGGCAATTCGCGGGGCGAAGGAAACGATGAGTTTCCCCATGACCGGTGATCGACAGTGTCAGCAACAATATTCTCAAGCAACACACCACCCCTGAAAAGGGCAGTGGATGTCAAGGGTTTCGTTACAATCTTATCGTATGTGGTCATAGTTTCTCCTTTGGACGAATTATCGATCAGAACAACAGTACAGGATGTACTGCAGCGCTGGGGGT